GAAGGCCGCTTGCCGTTATACGAGTTAGGTAGTCCAAAGAGACCGTCAATGAGTTCCTTGGGGTACGTGAGGAACTTTTCTGCCAAGACATCTGGATCAACGTCTGAGGGATCCTGTTTATAATAAATAGAATCCCCGTCAGTCTCCATGAATACCAAATTATGATAATTGGCCGTTAACTGAGTGTCCATATCCTCAGCACCACCAACTATATCATCAAGTGTACGCCCGTAATGCTTCTTTACAATAGAATTTACTAAAGCATCCATGCGTTCAAAGCTTGGATGAAGCGCATAATAACTTTTCCTCTCGAAATAACCAAAGCGAGGAAACGTTTTCTTAAACCAATGATCTTCTTTCCTAAAGAGGCGAACGGGGTAACTTGTAAGGTCAGGCAAAAACATTAACTTGCCATTAACTTCAGCGAGTATGCGCCCTAAGAAAACAATCGGCTTTTCAACTGAAATGTTGAAAAATAAATCATTGTCTTCAGGGGGTGATGATATTATATCTTCAAAATGATCTGCATGTTTCTTATCCTTGAATGCAACAAGGGTGTCATCACCACTATTAAGAACGAAAAACTGATCCTTTGAAAAGAAATCTTTTCTTACATCCTTAACAAGTCCCATTTTCTGAAGTATTAAACAAGTTTGAAATAGCGCTGCAATTTTAGCTACAGTAGCTACAAGAAACTGTCCACTTTGATTACCCAATGAATAGTTACCATCTGTCGGGTCATAAGAAATTGGGTCACGATTCGCTAACAAGGACGGTTCGAGTTTCTCCTGTTCCTCCCTGCTGGCAACAACGGGGAATGGCGCTAAGACAGGCGCGTTAGGAATTAGAAGTCTTGAAAAAGCGAAACGCTCAGGCAACGCTTTATCAAATTCCTCGAAGATCACCTGGATGATATCGTTGCTAATAGTCATATCAAACTGACTAAAGTCCATTCCCACAAAGTGGTCGAAACCTTTGATTTTGTCCTCCCAATTTGTCGTGTGATGAATCATTTCTGAGAGAATGTGGTTGCCTGTGAGCGCGTATTTGATGATCGGTGTAGCAAGGATCGCGAAAGGCAAGTTCAACGTAGCTGAACCTCCAAAGACGATCCGCAAACGGGAGGATTGCCGTGAGTCTTCGTAACCCGGCACAGTACGATCAGGTACGACGACTTTATTCCCGTAATTGACAGTTCTTTTCTTGTGCTTGATGTATGGAACCTTACCCCGAAATTCAAATTCACAACCATCAGTTTGCAACCTGCTACCCAACATGAACCAGTTGATAACACCTAAATCAGCTAACCCATTCATATCTGAGCCATATGCACACTCCCTTATTTCGTCAACGTTCTCAAAGAAATTCGATATGGCTTTCTTTTTCAAGAACAAATCGGGAGTGTGAAAGACTATGCCATTGGAAGAATCTTTCTTTATGGAAGCGGCTG